ATGGCACTGAATATTCCATTCAGAAATGCGTACTATCGTTTTGCATCCAGTTACTCATTTCTCTTTTTTATTTCCTGGTCGCTGTGGTGGTCGTTATACGCTATTTGGCTGAAAGGACATCTAGGATTAACAGGGACGGAATTAGGTACACTTTATTCGGTCAACCAGTTTACCAGCATTCTATTTATGATGTTCTACGGCATCGTTCAGGATAAACTCGGTCTGAAGAAACCGCTCATCTGGTGTATGAGTTTCATTCTGGTCTTGACCGGACCGTTTATGATTTACGTTTATGAACCGTTACTGCAAAGCAATTTTTCTGTAGGTCTAATTCTGGGGGCGCTCTTTTTTGGCCTGGGGTATCTGGCGGGATGTGGTTTGCTTGACAGCTTCACTGAAAAAATGGCGCGAAATTTTCATTTCGAATATGGAACAGCGCGCGCCTGGGGATCTTTTGGCTATGCTATTGGCGCGTTCTTTGCCGGCATATTTTTTAGTATCAGTCCCCATATCAACTTCTGGCTGGTCTCGCTATTTGGCGCTGTATTTATGATGATCAACATGCGTTTTAAAGATAAGGGTCACCAGTGTGTAGCGGCGGATGCGGGAGGGGTAAAAAAAGAGGATTTTATCGCAGTTTTCAAGGATCGAAACTTCTGGGTTTTTGTCATATTTATTGTGGGGACGTGGTCTTTCTATAACATTTTTGATCAACAACTCTTTCCTGTCTTTTATGCAGGTTTATTCGAATCACACGATGTAGGAACGCGCCTGTATGGTTATCTCAACTCATTCCAGGTGGTACTCGAAGCGCTGTGCATGGCGATTATTCCTTTCTTTGTGAATCGGGTAGGGCCAAAAAATGCATTACTTATCGGTGTTGTGATTATGGCGTTGCGTATCCTTTCCTGCGCGTTGTTCGTTAACCCCTGGATTATTTCATTAGTGAAGCTGTTACATGCCATTGAGGTTCCACTTTGTGTCATATCCGTCTTCAAATACAGCGTGGCAAACTTTGATAAGCGCCTGTCGTCGACGATCTTTCTGATTGGTTTTCAAATTGCCAGTTCGCTTGGGATTGTGCTGCTTTCAACGCCGACTGGGATACTCTTTGACCACGCAGGCTACCAGACAGTTTTCTTCGCAATTTCGGGTATTGTCTGCCTGATGTTGCTATTTGGCATTTTCTTCCTGAGTAAAAAACGCGAGCAAATAGTTATGGAAACGCCTGTACCTTCAGCAATATAGACGTAAACTTTTTCCGGTTGTTGTCGATATCTCCATATCCCTCAACCGGAAAATAATAATACAAAAATGCTTAGCCCAACTAATAATCACCTAATCCAAACGCCTCATTCATGTTCTGGTACAGTCGCTCAAATGTACTCCGGATACGCGGTTCGCTGATTTCCAGGACATTGTCGTCATTCAGCGACTTGTCCCGTGTATCACGGGCCTGCGAATTCATCAAGGAACGCATTGCAGAGTGAAGTATCGAGTCACGCCATATTTCGCTATCAGGATTCTGTATGATGGTTACATCGCCCGGCCCAGGGCTGTTTAGTCATCAGCGCTTTCTGACAGTGCTGAGATTTCAACCTGTTGCAGTAAAAATGAGTAGATATAGGGCAAGTGTGCTGCCAAACCCATCTTTTACGGGGTGAAGGTAGATATTGTTAGAAGGGTATCTGGTGTCCCCTGCAGACATCTACTTGAGGATGCAGGGGATTGATTGGAATGGTATTTTTGGTATGTGAAAAATATTTTACCCGCTATTTTACCCATTGGCGCGGCTTAAGAGCTTATTTTTGAATTCACAATGGTCACGATATAACCATCTTGCTCGCCCGTGGATAACTTTGGCTTTTGGCAGGTCGCCGGACTTAATCCGGTCGTAGATGAAGGTTTTACCGAAGCCAGTATCAGCCATGATGAATTTCAAATCAACCAGTGAATCAGGTTGTAGTTCGTGTTGCATGAGTGCTATCTCCGAATAGGGAATCGAACCTGCAAATCAGGCAATAAAAAACCGCCATCAGGCGGCTTGGTGTTCTTTCAGTTCTTCAATTCGAATATTGGTTACGTCTGCATGTGCTATCTGCGCCCACAGCATCCAGTGGTCATAGCAGTCGTTGATGTTCTCTGCTTCGATAACTCTGTTGAATGGCTCTCCATTCCATTCACCAGTGACTCGGAAGTGCATTTATCATCTCCATAAAACAAAACCCGCCGTAGCGAGTTCAGATAAAAGAAATCCGCATTAAGCGGCGTCGGTGAATTCAAATAAAAAACCGGCTTGCGCCGGCTCTCTCATCTTTCTGTCTACCCATGCTGATATCGATGGTGGGTGCACCTTTTCAATAGCTGCGCGAAGTACAGATGTACGTGCCAGTTTGTCGGTAATCTCAGGAAATCGCTTCTCTGTCTTCGGTACGTTAACAGCAACATTAGTAGAATCCGCACTGGCGAACGGATACATACCAAGAACTCTCACGTCGAGCATTCGAAGACCATGAATTTTCACTTTCAAATTACGATTGATATAAAGCTCAGTGAAAACTTCATCCATTCTCTGTTCCCACCATTTAGAGCGTATGTGCCTGTGTGGGCCGCAGCATCCAATCGCCACCCATTCAAATTTGCCAGAAAGGCGTAAAAGACGATCAATTGATTCGTCGGTATGCCAGACCGGAACCGCTTTTGATTTTAGCCAATCAGGAACCAACTCAATCTGCTTGTCGTTTTCTGCCTCTGTCCCTTCGATAACGTCAGGTATAAGAAACCATTCAATTCTGCTGAACCACTTCCCAACAAAATCGTAGAATTTTGCTCGTCTCTTACTCCAGTCTACCGGAGTGCCTTTCTTTAATGCTTTCATCCAGTCGCTAAAAGCGCCGTTATCAAGGCGTATATCACAAGGGAACATGGCAATCTTTTTCATCTGCGCTGGTCTGGCAAATGAAACAAAAGCCCCACCATCACGGTAAAGGGCTTTAATCAGCATATCTGTAGGGGCATGCGCATCCCCCCATATTGGGCTGCCGTGAAAGTGGATGGTCATATTATCCCCATATAAAAGAAATCCCCGCGAGTGCGAGGATAGTTACTTGTTCATATTATTAATCGTCAATATATTTTGAGCATTGTGGGCAATCATCAATCCCACAATACGATTCATATCCATCCTTTATTGCGTCGCGGGCTTCAGTAAGAGTATTGAATAGGTTGCAGCTATTATCTTTTTGATATAGGTAAGTTCCTAATTTATAAGCAGAAGAAGCATCATTTCCGCTGTCTAAAATTACATCGTTATGGATTCTGCACCTTGCAAGAACTCCTGATCCCATAAGGGTCTGCATAGCCCATTGCTCTTGATCTTCACACAAATCATGAATGCTCATTTCAACACCTCTCTTCACGTTTCACACACGTTAAGATTAACAGTGTTTTTACATGCTTTGGAAGATTTATTTTATAAAAACTCTTTTAATACAAATAGATATAATAGTTCACTATTATAGCTCCTTTAATCGAGGCGGTTCTGGTAGAGGCATCCAGTGGGTTACACCGCCAATTGGCTCATCGTCGTCGTACTCCAATGCGGCTATATAGAACCCGTCACGACGAGAATAAGAAATCCCTGACATTACAATGCCATCCGAAACAACAATAATGTCACCCGTTTCTTCCGGCATTCGCTCACTACAGCTTATCCAACCATCCGGAATTACCGGAGAGTTGCCGCGTTCTTTAATGTGCAAGCGAGGCTCACCATCTTTTGGTTCAGGCCACTGGCGCTCCATGTTGATCTTCAATTTATCTTCCATAGCAGCGGTAATTTCAGCATCGCTGATGCCAGCACGGCGCTGTGCATCCCACAACAGGAACTGCATATCAGCCCACTCGCTGAGATCGTCTGGTTCGGCTGCGGCTTCCAGAGCCTCTTTTGAGAGGTGTTTCAGTGGACCAATGGGGCCAACGCAGCCAAATGTGGAGTCAGACCATTTGGCATGCTCGTGGCGAATCTGTTCGCGTTCCAGTGAGGCGAAAGCGATTTTAAATGCTGTAAGCATGTGTGCTTGATCGTTGTCGAGTCCGAATGGCATTTCATCTCGTGCTGACTCAATACTGGTAATCGTATTTTGTAGCCATTCTTTGGTAAAAGTGCTCATCGTAAAATATCCTCTATACTGGTAAGTCCTTCATTATTTAGCCAGATCATGGCGTCATCCGGCAACTTGCTGTCTGGTTTGGCGTTTTTGAGAGAGGAACTCAGTCGCTTAATCCACATTGTCACCTCAGTAATGCGCCTGTCTTTGCCTTCCAGCTCAACACGCAGCTTCCCTACCGTTAGCGCAATATCCTCGTTCTCCTGGTCGCGGCGTTTGATGTATTGCTGGTTTCTTTCCCGTTCATCCAGCAGTTCCAGCACAATCGATGGTGTTACCAATTCATGGAAAAGGTCTGCGTCAAATCCCCAGTCGTCATGCATTGCCTGCTCTGCCGCTTCACGCAGTGCCTGAGAGTTAATTTCGCTCACTTCGAACCTCTCTGTTTACTGATAAGCTCCAGATCTTCCTGGCAACTTGCACAAGTCCGACAACCCTGAACGGCCAGGCGTCTTCGTTCATCTATCGAATCGCCACACTCACAAGAATGAGTGGCAGATATAGCCTGGTGGTTCAGACGACGCATTTTTATTGCTGTATTGCGCTGTAATTCTTCGATTTCTGATGCTGAATCAATGATGTCTGCCATCTTCCATTAATCTCTGAATTGTTGGTTAATACGCTTGAGGGTGAATGCGAATAATAAAAAAGGAGCCTGTAGCTCCATGAAGATTTTGTTTTTCATGCTCACCGTTCCTTAAAGACGCCGTACAGCATGCTGATATGAGACAATGTTGATTCATTAAGTTGATTCCAGACTTCCTTTGGTAAAAGCTTGTATCAGTCTGTTTGCTGCTGCTTTCTGCGCTGCCACATTGGCAATAACAGATAGTTTTTCCTGGCTGGCTTTCGTGCAGATCCCCGCCCAGTTATCCATCAGAAAAAAATCCTCTCTTTCTGCAGAGCTGGTAGTTGCACATAGTTTTTCGATCATAGAAGTTATTTCTGCGATGGAATGATTAACCATCATCTGTTGAACCGCAAAACCGAAAGCGTTAATCATTACTCCATGGAACTGAATATAATCGCGCTTGTACGTAGCGTGGTGTACACCATGTCGGATTGAGTCAATCTGAGTTAGTGTAATCCATGCCTCCCAGACAGATTCTATATATCCCATTTCAAGTTGTTGATTGCCGTTCCTGGCGAACTTTGACGTTGCATCAGTGAGTGCCTTGAAACTCACCCACATATTACTTTTTAATGGCACTACGTTGTGTTCAAAATCGGTTATATCGGCAAATACAGTATGTTGGGTCAGGAAGGATATCATTCCCTGAGCAATATCATCCCGGCCGTTATACGCCATATTGATGGTCGCTGATGGCTTAGAAACGTTGTTATTTATGTCCGAAAAGAACTGCTGCCGGGTTTTTAGCGGCAGATTCATTGTAAGCATCATGGGAACCATGAGCGTTGATGGGGAACTTCGGCAAAATATCTCAATGCCAGCTGCACGATGTTGACCATCAAAAAGTTTTATTTCGGCGTCGAGGGGAATTCTGGCTATACCAACATTTGTGTTGCCAAACGGTACAAATTCTATATTCGAATCACAGTTACCTACGAGAGGGGGAATGATAAAAGGCTCATTTCTTGAGTCTGCGTTAGTGAGATAATTTAAAAATTTTCGTACTCGATTTGGATTAATTTCTCGCTGAGAGCGTTCCAGTGTATGGCCGTAATTATCTGAAGCGAGGAAACGAGCCAGCGATCTTCCTGGTATGGTAAGGAAGAGTGTAACAGTACCACCCTGTACACCTTGCGATGCCGGAAATTCGAATGAATGATTACCAACCTGACTCATATATCCTCCTGTTTATTATTTATCTTCTCAGCCAGCCCCTGTGCTTTCAGTGGATTTCTGATAACAGAAAGACCGGGAAATACCCAGCCTCGCTTTGTAATGGAGTAGACGAAAGTGATCGCGCCTACCCGGATATTATCGTGAGGATGCGTCATCGCCATTGCTCCCCAAATACAAAACCAATTTCAGCCAGTGCCTCGTCCATTTTTTCGATGAACTCCGGCACCATCTCGTCAAAACTCGCCATGTACTTTTCATCCCGCTCAACCACGACATAATGCAGTCCTTCACGCTTCATACGCGGGTCATAGTTGGCAAAGTACCAGGCATCTTTTCGTGTCACCCACATGCTGTACTGCACCTGGGCCATGTAAGCCGACTTTATGGCCTCGAAACCACCGAGCCGGAACTTCATGAAATCCCGGGAGGTAAACGGGCATTTCAGCTCAAGGCCATTGCCGTCACTGCATAAACCATCGGGAGAGCAGGCGGTGCGCATACTTTCGTCGCGATAGATGATCGGGGATTCGGTAACATTCACGCCGGAAGTGAATTCAAACAGAGTTCTGGCGTCGTTCTCGTACTGTTTTCCCCAGGCCAGCGCCTTAGCATTAACTTCCGGAGCCACACCGGTGCAAACCTCAGCCAGCAGGGTGTGGAAGTAGGACATTTTCATGTCAGGCCACTTCTTTCCTGAGCGGGGCTTTGCTATCACGTTGTGAACTTCTGAAGCGGTGATGACGCCGAGCCGTAATTTGTGCCATGTATCATCCCCCTGTTCGACAGCTCTCACGTCGATCCCGGTACGCTGCACGATAATGTCCGGTGTCATGCTGCCACCTTCTGCTCAGTGGCTTTCTGTTTCAGGAATCCAAGAGCTTTCACTGCTTCGGCCTGTGTCAGTTCTGACGATGCGCGAATGTCGCGGCGAAATATCTGGGAACAGAGCGGCAATAAGTCGTCATCCCATGTTTTATCCAGGGCGATCAGCAGAGTGTTAATCTCTTGCATGGTTTCATCGTTAACCGGAGTGATGTCGCGTTCTGGCTGACGTTCTGCAGTGTATGCAGTATTTTCGACAATGCGCTCGGCTTCATCCTTGTCATAGATACCAGCAAATCCGAAGGCCAGACGGGCACACTGAATCATGGCTTTATGCCGTAACATCCGTTTGGGATGCGACTGCCACGGCCCCGTGATTTCTCTGCCTTCGCGAGTTTTGAATGGTTCGCGGCGGCATTCATCCATCCATTCGGTAACGCAGATCGGATGATTACGGTCCTTGCGGTAAATCCGGCATGTACAGGATTCATTGTCCTGCTCAAAGTCCATGCCATCAAACTGCTGGTTTTCATTGATGATGCGGGACCAGCCATCAACGCCCACCACCGGAACGATGCCGTTCTGCTTATCAGGGAAGGCGTAAATTTCTTTCGTCCACGGATTAAGGCCGTACTGGTTGGCGACGATCAACAATGCGATGAACTGCGCATCGCTGGCATCACCTTTAAATGCCGTCTGGCGAAGAGTGGTGATCAGTTCCTGTGGGTCGACAGAATCCATGCCGACACGTTCAGCCAGCTTCCCTGCCAGCGTTGCGAGTGCTGTACTCATCCGTTTTATACCTCTGAATCAATATCAACCTGGTGGTGAGCAATGGTTTCAACCATGTACCGGATGTGTTCTGCCATGCGCTCCTGAAACTCAACATCGTCATCAAACGCACGGGTAATGGCTTTTTTGCTGGCCCCGTGGCGTTGCAAATGATCGATGCATAGCGATTCAAACAGGTGCTGGGGCAGGCCTTTTTCCATGTCGTCTGCCAGTTCTGCCTCTTTCTCTTCACGGGCGATCTGCTGGTAGTGACGCGCCCAGCTCTGAGCCTCAAGACGATCCTGAATGTAATAAGCGTTCATGGCTGACCTCCTGAAAATGGCTGTGAAAATATCGCCCGCGAAATGCCAGGCTGATTAGGAAAACAGGAAAGGGGATTAGTGATTCAGGCCGTTACCGCGTCCGTCGAGAAAAACTTCCACGAGCAAATCACGGGTATAAGTGCGCTCGATGCCGCGATGCAGATAAAGCCGTCCGCGTAAATTAGCTGATGCAGTCCAGGTACCATCTTTGTGTTTGACCAGCATTCCTGGCATGACCGCACCTCGATTAACGGTCTGCGTTCCATAATGTTGATGAACCATAAAAACTCCTGCCCGTAAGCTGGGCTGCTGAACATATAGAGACTTCTGCGCGTATTCAGGCGGTGGATGGCCGCCGGTTGTCATAACTAAGCCGCCTCGTTGAAGCGACTAAGGTATGAAATGTTGAGTTAATTTCAGCTGGTCACACCGACGTTCACGCGTCCGTTTCACCCCTCGCACTCCCCGAAGCCTGCTGAAATTCAAACTGCGGATCTAAGCGGTCATCGCAACGGTGAATCAGGTAGTTGCCGTATCGTTGTGTTGTTGCGATGAACTTATTTAAAACTATAGTTGTTTTATCGTCAACAACAAAAGTTGTTTTATTGGCTGTTTTAGATATAACTGGTTGTATTTAGGATGGATTTATTTTGTGACTTGAATCGCATAGCGATAACTGAAGCGAGGTTATGGTGGTTTTTTTAACGGTGTGTGTGATGAGGGGAGGGCAAAAGAAAACCCGGCACGGTGACCGGGATTCTTACGCCGTTAGGTAAAGATATTATTGCGGTGGCTTAATATTACTACCTAGAGCAAAGATAGGAATTAGTTCTTTACTGAATGAGCACAATGCCCAGTTGATAATTTTTAATTGGTACTACCCATGCTTCCTATATGTCTGCGGCATGCTCCCAATAACCTTACCGAAGATGAACACCCGGTTCATCTCGTCTTTCTCGATCGGGTCCCACGGTGAGTAGCTTTTGTTATCAGAGATGACCAGCAGCTTATCCTTCATCATTTGCAGGCGCTTTACATGGGCTGTGTCGTCGTACAGAAACGCATAGATACCATCACCGTCGAAAGATTTAACTGTGATATCAACGAACAGCAGATCACCTGGTTCGATCGTTCCTGACATGCTGTCACCACGCACGTTAATGATGCGGATATTTTCCGCCTTCCTACCATCGAACATGTGACGAGCATCGTCAAACGAGTACTCAACCGAGCGTAGAACTTCTACAAACTCACGGTTGATGACTCCCGGCCCAGCACTGACTTCTATATCAAGAACGTCAATCTTGAAGTATTTGGAATGGCTGACAGTTGATTGTATTGGTTGCACTGTACTGTCTGACATATTTCCAACGCCAGAAGATAACCATTCTGCGCGCACACCCAAAGCGTTCGCGATCTCCACGATTTTAGTTGTTTGATTAGCTTTCCCTGTTTCGATTTTCTGAATAGCAGCCTGGCTAACCCCGACCAAATCCCCAAGCGCCTTTTGTGTAAGGCCTCGCGCTAATCTGGCTTCTTTAAGTCTTTCTGAGAGTGTTGTTTTCATAGTCCAAATGTACAACCAAGGTTTTATTCCATCAAACGAAAATGGTTGTTGACTAAAAACAACCATAGTTTTAATCTTGATTCAAATTAACCACGGAGGTTGTTATGAACCCAGCTATCAAAACAGCGATCAATATCGTTGGTTCACAAAAGAAACTGGGCGCTGCTTGCGAAGTTTCACAGCAGGCCGTCTATAAGTGGCTTCACAACAAAGCAAAGGTATCCCCTGAACATGTCGGCAGCATTGTTACGGCTACTGGTGGAGTAGTGAAGGCATACCAGATTCGCCCGGATCTTCCGAAGTTGTTTCCACACACCGAAAAGAACGCAGCTTAAATTTCCATTTCACGCTCTTTAACAATAAGCAATCAACTTAACAGTCAATTCAAACTAAAGGAGTCAATTATGCAACCACTTACATACCAACAGACTAGCGGATTTAGCCCGACTGCGGTGATAAATCGTTCTCAAACAAAACAGGTGCCAGGCCACGAAAAAATCCGTGATGCCGTCCGCGCCTGGTCGGCTGTAGATAATCAGGATGTCGTTGCCACACTCATTGTGAATGAGTATCGGGAGCAGGGCGGCGGCACCATCGATTTCCCTGATGATGTCAGCCGTGCACGCCAGAAGCTGTTCCGCTTCCTCGATAACAAATTCGATTCTGAAAAATACCAAAATAACGTGCGTGAACTGACCCCGGCAATTCTGGCGGTACTACCGCTGGAATATCGCGGTTACCTGGTTGAGCAGGATAGCTTCATGGCTCGGCTGGCTGAAATGGAAAAGGAACTCAGTGAGGCAAAGCAGGCGGTCATTCTCAACGCACCACGCCACCAGAAACTGAAGGAAATTAGTGAAGGTATTGTGTCGATGTTTCGTGTGGACCCAGATCTGGCTGGTCCATTGATGGCGATGGTTACTACCATGCTGGGGGCGATATGACAGGTTCAGAAATGGCGAAAGCCGGTCTGCTGGAACAGAACCGACTTTCAGGTGCAAATCGTAACACACTCATTGCGGGAGGAATTATGGCAAACACTGCTGAGATATTCAATTTTCCAGTGCCGGATGCGGCACAAAAGGAGCCGCGCGTGGCAGATCTCGATGATGGTTATACGCGCATTGCAAATGAGTTGCTGGAAGCTGTGATGCTGACCGGATTAACACAGCACCAGCTTCTGGTCTTTCTGGCTGTCATGCGCAAAACATATGGCTTTAATAAAAGACTGGATTGGGTGAGCAACGAGCAACTTTCCGAATTGACCGGGATATTGCCGCACAAGTGTTCTGCTGCAAAAAGCGTTCTGGTAAAGCGTGGGATTCTTATTCAGAGCGGGCGGAATATCGGCATTAATAATGTGGTCAGTGAATGGTCAACATTACCCGAATCAGGTAAGAAAAATAAAGTTTACCTGAAAGAGGTAAATTTACCTGAATCAGGTAAGAAAAGTTTACCCAAATCAGGTAAAGGCGTTTACCCGAATCAGGTAAACACAAAAGACAAACTAACAAAAGACAATATAAAACCTTTTTCGTCCGAGAATTCTGGCGAATCCTCTGACCAGCCAGAAAACGATCTTCCTGTGGTGAAACCGGATGCTGCAATTCAGAGCGGCAGCAAGTGGGGGACAGCAGAAGACCTGACCGCCGCAGAGTGGATGTTTGACATGGTGAAGACTATCGCACCATCAGCCAGAAAACCGAATTTTGCTGGGTGGGCTAACGATATCCGCCTGATGCGTGAACGTGACGGACGTAACCACCGCGACATGTGCGTGCTGTTCCGCTGGGCATGCCAGGACAACTTCTGGTCCGGTAACGTGCTGAGCCCGGCCAAACTCCGCGATAAGTGGACCCAACTCGAAATCAACCGTAACAAGCAACAGGCAGGCGTGATAGCCAGCAAACCAAAACTCGACCTGACGAACACTGACTGGATTTACGGGGTGGAGCTATGAAAAACATCGCCGCACAGATGGTTAACTTTGACCGTGAGCAGATGCGTCGGATCGCCAACAACATGCCGGAACAGTACGACGAAAAGCCGCAGGTACAACAGGTAGCGCAGATCATCAATGGTGTGTTCAGCCAGTTACTAGCAACTTTCCCGGCGAGCCTGGCTAACCGGGACCAGAACGAACTGAACGAAATCCGCCGCCAGTGGGTGCTGGCTTTCCGGGAAAACGGGATCACCACAATGGAACAGGTTAACGCAGGAATGCGCGTAGCCCGTCGGCAGAATCGACCATTCCTGCCATCACCCGGGCAGTTTGTCGCCTGGTGCCGGGAAGAAGCATCCATTACCGCCGGGCTGCCAAACGCCAGCGAGCTGGTTGATATGGTTTACGAGTATTGCCGGAAGCGTGGCCTGTATCCGGACGCAGAGTCTTATCCATGGAAATCGAACGCGCACTACTGGCTGGTTACCAACCTGTACCAGAACATGCGAGCCAATGCGCTGACTGACGCGGAATTACGGCGCAAGGCTGCCGATGAACTGACCTGTATGACAGCGCGAATTAACCGTGGTGAGGCTATACCTGAACCAGTAAAACAACTTCCTGTCATGGGCGGTAGACCTCTAAATCGTGCACAGGCTCTGGCGAAGATCGCAGAAATCAAAGCTAAGTTTGGGCTTAAAGGAGCAAGTGTATGACGGGCAAAGAGGCAATTATTCATTACCTGGGGACTCATAAGAACTTCTGTGCGCAGGACGTTGCCGCGGTAACAGGCGCAACCGTAACCAGCATAAATCAGGCTGCGGCTAAAATGGCGCGGGCAGGAATCCTGGTCGTTGATGGTAAGGTCTGGCGAACGGTGTATTACCGGTTCGCTACCAGAGAAGAACGGGAAGGAAAGGTGAGCACGAATCTGATTTTTAAGGAGTGTCGCCAGAGTGCCGCGATGAAACGGGTATTGAGGGTATATAAAAGAACATCAATGGGTACACAATGATGAAACAGGTGAGTTGAGTTCAAACTGTAGTACAATTCTCTCCAGTTTGAACAGGAAAGAATATGCTATGAACCCTTATATTTATCTTGGTGGTGCAATACTTGCAGAGGTCATTGGTACAACCTTAATGAAGTTTTCAGAAGGTTTTACACGGTTATGGCCATCTGTTGGTACAATTATTTGTTATTGTGCATCATTCTGGTTATTAGCTCAGACGCTGGCTTATATTCCTACAGGGATTGCTTATGCTATCTGGTCAGGAGTCGGTATTGTCCTGATTAGCTTACTGTCATGGGGACTTTTCGGCCAACGGCTGGACCTGCCAGCCATTATAGGCATGATGTTGATTTGTGCCGGTGTGTTGGTTATTAATTTATTGTCACGAAGCACACCACATTAAAATAATTTGTTTCTAAACGACTAAAATATGGAGGCTCTTATATTTATATGAGCCTCGTTTTATGCTTTTTGTTAATGTCTTTATTTTTTATGTATTCTTTTGTGCTTTCAAGATTATGGCGTAAGAAAATTGCAATACGATTATTGTTGTATATTCAAGATAATGTGACCTTAATTGTCTTTTTAAATAAAAATTAAACAAAAATTATATCCCACCACTAAGGTTTATAAAAGCATACGTTAGCAGGTGTCACCATGAAAAAAGCCATAGCATATATGCGATTTTCATCACCAGGTCAGATATCTGGTGACTCATTAAACCGACAGAGAAGACTTATTGCTGAATGGTTAAAGGTAAATAGTGATTATTATCTTGATACCATAACATATGAAGATTTAGGATTAAGTGCATTCAAAGGAAAGCATGCACAATCAGGAGCTTTTTCGGAATTTTTAGATGCTATAGAGCATGGTTATATATTGCCAGGAACTACATTGTTAGTTGAAAGTCTGGACAGACTTTCAAGAGAAAAAGTCGGTGAAGCGATTGAACGTCTGAAATTGATTTTGAATCACGGTATTGATGTTATAACTCTTTGCGACAATACAGTCTATAATATTGACTCTTTGAATGAGCCATATTCATTAATAAAAGCCATACTTATAGCACAAAGGGCAAATGAAGAAAGCGAGATAAAGTCAAGTCGGGTTAAATTATCATGGAAGAAAAAACGGCAGGATGCACTGGAATCAGGTACGATTATGACGGCGTCTTGTCCGAGATGGCTCTCATTGGATGACAAAAGAACGGCTTTTGTTCCAGACCCCGACAGGGTGAAAACTATTGAGCTAATTTTTAAACTCAGGATGGAAAGGCGCTCATTGAATGCAATAGCCAAGTATTTAAATGATCATGCTGTAAAGAATTTCTCAGGAAAAGAAAGTGCATGGGGACCTTCTGTAATTGAAAAATTATTAGCGAATAAAGCTCTGATAGGTATATGCGTACCTTCATATCGTGCAAGAGGGAAAGGGATAAGTGAAATCGCTGGCTATTATCCCAGAGTCATATCAGATGATTTGTTTTACGCTGTACAGGAAATTCGGTTGGCACCTTTTGGTATTAGCAATAGTAGCAAGAATCCTATGCTAATAAATCTACTTCGAACAGTTATGAAGTGTGAGGCTTGTGGTAATACCATGATTGTTCATGCGGTATCTGGAAGTTTGCATGGCTATTATGTTTGTCCGATGAGAAGATTACATCGATGTGACAGGCCATCAATAAAAAGAGATTTGGTTGATTATAATATCATTAATGAATTGCTTTTTAATTGTAGCAAAATTCAACCAGTTGAAAACAAGAAAGATGCTAATGAAACTTTAGAGTTAAAAATTATTGAGCTTCAGATGAAAATTAATAATTTAATTGCTGCATTATCTGTTGCGCCTGAAGTTACCGCTATAGCAGAAAAAATCAGAGTATTAGATAAGGAATTACGAAGGGCTTCTGTATCATTAAAAACTTTGAAGAGTAAAGCGGTGAGCTCACTTGGTGATTTTCATGCTATTGACTTAACCAGTAAAAATGGGCGAGAGCTATGTCGTACACTTGCCTATAAAACATTCGAAAAAATCATAATCAATACAGATAATAAAACCTGTGATATCTATTTTATGAATGGCATTGTTTTTAAACACTATCCTTTAATGAAAACAATATCCGCCCAGCAGGCGATAAGTACTCTCAAATATATGGTTGATGGTGAGGTTTATTTTTGAGTAATAATCACTTTTTCAACCGTGCTATAGTAAGAAAGTTAGGTAAGTACAATAAAATTATCTATCCTGAACGAAGCGTCCTGAGCTATGATTTTACTATAGGGACTGCCAATGGATGCTGGCGTTCTCGTTCTAGCAGTTCAACAATCCCCAATCACAAAACAATTCACTGATAACGAACTTTGCACACTCGCCTGGTTATGGCGAGCAGGGAATGTGATGTTAATTGCCTACCAGAACGTTACTCATCTTCTTCAGGATGCGGAGCATGGTGAAGCTGGTCACTTCACTTCCATCGAGCAAGAATATCCCCAGATACTCAACAGAGCGCGAGCAATCCTCGTCCGAGAAACGGCACATGTAAAACTTCAGCCGTGGCAGGATGATAAGTGGAGTCGAGTATTGCCGCATTTACCTCAGAATCTGTTTCAATAAAGGCGCTAGTTAGTAAGGCTTCCGTCATTCTGCGATGACGGAAGTGCGGGCTGCGTACGGGAGAGCAATTGCATGAATAATATAAATATTCCGCTCACTCCATATAGCGATTTCTGATACAAACTTATCTATTGTGGTAAAATTATAGAAACAAACTTATAGCGTACTAACCATATGGACAATATTAATAAACACGGGCTCTCAAGAAGAATACCTGAGACAATAAAACGTCAGATAAGGCAAAGGTGCGGCTTTGGCTGTGTAATTTGTGGATTTGGATTTTATGATTATGAGCATTTTAAACCTGACTTCGTTGATGCCAAAGTACATGATCCGAATGGAATGACACTTCTTTGCTCCCAATGCAATCAAAAAAGAGCTCGTGGTAGACTTTCAGCACAGACAGTGGAAATAGCTGACAGAAATCCCAAGTGCTTACAGGCTGGTTTTGCAAATGAAATGTTTGATTTTCATAATGAGCCTATAACAGTAAAATTTGCAGGAGTGACGTTTCATAACTGTCAAAATTTGATTGTAGTCAATGAACAACCCATCCTTTCTGTGAAACCTTCACCCATACCACATGGACCGATGCTTTTATCAGGAATTTTCTGTAATTCTATTGGTAAGGAGACTTTACTGATAGATGAAAATGAATGGAAAGCTAAATCAGACAATTGGGATGTGGAGTGTACCGGCCCGCGTATAACAATACGACGTGGGCCAGGAGAGTTTGCCCTCGTTCTAAAAATGGAACCTCCAACAGGATTGATTGTTGAGCGTCTTGATATGTTGTATGAAGGGGTCAGGATGAAAGGAGATAAAGATCTGCTGGAAGTTTCGATTAATGGAGGTCCCTTGCACAGATGGCAATCATGCTCAATGTCAAATTGCCATACAGGGCTTGCGATTCAGGGCGGTATTAGAGCTGCTAATGATCCTTTGTATTGCGCCTAAATCCACTAAATTGATTTTCAACAATCAACTTGCCATAATTAAGTCACCGGAGTTTGAACTCCTCCGGTGACTTCTGCGCTAAACGGGGACGTTTATGCGCACATACAATCCAACCTCTCTTCTCCATTCTCAGATGCAGAAATGCACCTGCGATATTTTGCATCCAGCGTTTGATCTCTGCGGAGGTGAAGCGTGAACCTCCCACAAGATGGTATCAAATTGCATCGCGGTAACTTCACCGCTATCGGTCGGCAGATCCAGCCTTATCTGGAGGACGGCAAATGCTTTCGCATGGTGCTTAAACCGTGGCGCGAGAGACGCAGTCTTTCCCAGAATGCACTCAGCCACATGTGGTACAGCGAAATCAGTGAATACCTCATCAGCAAGGGTAAAACGTTCGCCACTCCAGCTTGGGTAAAAGATGCTCTCAAACACACATATCTCGGTTATGAAACCAAAGACCTGGTTGATGTCGTAACCGGTGATATCACCACTATCCAGTCGTTACGCCATACCTCCGATCTTGATACCGGAGAGATGTATGTCTTCCTGTGTAAGGTTGAAGCCTGGGCGGTGAATATTGGCTGCCACCTGACTATTCCGCAGAGCTGCGAGTTCCAGCTGCTCCGCGACAAGCAGGAGGCGTAATGGCTACACCGCTTATTCGTGTCATGAACGGACACATCTACAGAGTACCAAATCGTCGTAAGCGTAAACCTGAGCTGAAGCCATCCGAAATACCAACACTGCTCGGATATACCGCCAGCTTGGTTGATAAAAAATGGTTGCGACTGGCAGCAAGGAGGAGTCATGGCTGATTTGAGAAAAGCAGCGCGTGGTCGGGAATGCCAGGTAAGAATCCCTGGCGTATGTAATGGCAATTCTGAAACGTCTGTACTGGCACATATCCGGCTGGCTGGATTGTGCGGTACCGGTATCAAACCGCCAGACCTGATTGCCACCATTGCATGTTCTGCCTGCCACGACGAAATCGACCGCCGCACACATTTTGTCGATGCTGCATATGCAAAAGAATGCGCGCTGGAAGGTATGGCGAGAACACAGGTTATCTGGCTGAAAGAGGGGGTTATTAAGGCGTGAATACCTACAGTATCACATTACCCTGGCCTCCGAGCAATAATCGCTATTACCGCCATAATCGCGGGCGCACGCACGTCAGTGCAGAGGGGCAGGCATACCGCGATAACGTCGCCCGAATCATTAAAAACGCAATGCTGGATATCGGCCTGGCTATGCCTGTGAAAATCCGCATTGAGTGCCACATGCCGGATTGCCGTAGCCGTGACCTGGATAATCTGCAAAAAGCCGCTTTTGACGCACTCACTAAAGCAGGTTTCTGGCTGGATGATGCTCAGGTCGTTGATTACCGCGTTGTGAAGATGCCTGTTACCAAAGGTGGGAGGCTGGAACTGACCATCACCGAAATGGGGAATGAATGATGTTTGAGTTTAATATGGCAGAACTTCTTCGCCACCGCTGGGGGCGTCTGCGCTTATATCGTTTCCCCGGCTCTGTTTTGACCGATTACCGAATACTGAAGAATTACGCCAAAACACTGACAGGAGCAGGAGTATGAAGTCAGAGATAACAATCAACTAATACTGTTTTGTTGATTTTTGCTTGTAATTGGCGTTCTGGTCTGAGTTTTGTGGAGTAAGTTGATGCGTGATATTCAGATGGTTCTTGAGCGTTGGGGAGCGTGGGCGGCTAATAATCATGAAGATGTGACCTGGTCGTCCATTGCCGCCGGTTTTAAGGGATTAATTCCTTCAAAAGTAAAATCTCGCCCGCAATGTTGTGACGATGACGCGATGATCATTTGCGGGTGCATGGCCCGTCTGAAAAAGAACAACAGCGATTTGCATGATTTATTGGTGGACTATTATGTCGGCGGCATGACTTTTATGGCGCTTGCACGTAAGCATGGGCGATCTGATTGTTGGGTTGGCAGGATGCTCCAGAAAGCTGAGGGCGTAGTGGAGGGTATGCTGATGGTGTTGGATCTCCGATTGGAGATGGATGCTGATTGTTCGAAATAATTAAAGGAAAAGTTGCTGTCTGATTCTCATTAGTCTAACATTTTAAATGTTGGAATCGCAACGTAGTTATTATCATATAACAGCTTGTTTCCTGATTTAGCCAGCCTCCCCAAAGGCTGGTTTTTTTCTAATAAGTATTATTTCGGGTAGGGATTTTATTGTTTAACCCATAATAATTCATTGACATTGAATCCCAACTTTTGAGCGGTTCGCACATAGTCTGCTTTTACTTTATCTGGAATAGTTGGGGTCCTTGCCAGAATCCATAGGTATTCTCTGTTCGGACCACTGACAAGAGCATACTTATACTCATCATCCAGTTTGATTACATTATAGCCACCATAGAAGGGGCCAAAAAACGAAACCTTCAACGCTGCAGTTTTAGTATCTCCAGTAAAGTATGCTTTACCTTCGCTCTCGCTCCATTTATTTTTCGTTGGATCGTATCCACGGTTAAGTACACGAATCCCTCCGTCGTTCCGTTTTCCATAGGTAGCGCTGACCTGTTCCAGACCACGTTCGAACCGGTTCTCGAGGCGAGCTATTTCATACCATTTTCCGAGGTAGCGGTTGGCGTCAAAATTTGTAATCGGCTGCACACCTTTAGGTGGTGTCGGGGCCTTACATGCTATAAGAGTGAAAGAGAGTGCAATGCCAGTCAACACAGGCCATAACTTCATAATAAATCCTGTACTTTTGATAGTTGAGAGTAAGTATGAAAGATAGATGATTACGACCGATCACTTAAAGAACTTTCATACTATATTAGGAATAGTCTATAACAGAAAAATTGTCAGTGATGACGCCAGAAAGGCAATTTATTCCGTGCACTACACAGTTTATGTGTTAATGAATTAGTCAAGGGGGAGAATATGATAAAAAAACCTGTGATTGGAATCAGCGGTTGTTTGGCCGGCTCTGCTGTTCGTTTTGATGGTGGTCACAAAAGAGCTGACTTTTTAATGGACAAATTAGTGGAATGGGTAACATTCAGACCAGTATGTCCGGAAATGGCTATAGGGCTGCCAGTTCCGCGTCCTGCTCTACGTCTTGTGCGCTCGACGCAAGGAAATATACGGATGTGTTTCAGCCACGACCAGAATGAGGATGTGACAGAGAGAATGACAGAGTTTAGTCGTTCTTATATGGACAAATTAAAGGATGTATCGGGGTTTGTGGTTTGTGCTAAATCTCCCAGCTGTGGCATGGAGCGCGTGCGTGTCTATGATGAAAATGGTAATCGAGGTCGTAAAGATGGAGTGGGACTATTTACGAGCACTTTGATGGAAAAGTTTTCCTGGCTACCGGTTGAAGAGGATGGGCGATTACATGATCCAGTGCTTCGTGAGAATTTTGTTGAAAGAGTTTTTGCTTTGCATGAGCTCAATCACCTTTACAAGGAGAAATTATCAAGAAGAGAGTTATTAGCTTTTCATAGTCGTTATAAGCTTCAGTTGTTGGCGCATAGTCAGGCAGGCTATAAAGATATGGGACCATTTGTGGCTGCAATACACGAGTGGGCGGACCTTGAATCATACTTTGAGGTGTATCGTGATAAGCTGATGGCGATTCTCAGAAAACCTGCATCACGTAAAAATCACACGAATGTGCTGATGCATATACAGGGGTATTTTAGTAACTACTTAAGTACACGCCAGCGTAAAGAGTTGAGCGAGGTTATACTTAACTATCGTTCTGGCACATTACCTCTTCTTGCGCCGTTGACTCTGCTGAAGCATTATCTGGGTGAGTATCCTAATGATTACTTGCTTACACAGAATTACTTCGCTCCCTATCCGGACGAACTGGCTCTAAGACTGATGGTAAATTAATTGTATGCGATATCATCCAAAAGGATGAGTTCCTGCATGCAAGATATTTACAATCGTAAAAACTACACTATGATACCCAGAGTGTCAGTTTGTATAAAAACTCTGTTTACGCTGAAGAAACCATTGAGATGCAACTTAAAGTTGGTAAACATGCCAGTCAAAATATATAATATTATGATTCCACGCAGCTATATATAATATAACAGATTGGTTTAATAATTTGTCTTTGTGAGTTAAATACATAATTTTATACTTGTGATGCAATGAGATTTTCCTTATTGTTGAACTGGCGAATATTGATTTTCCACCTATACTTACCTGGTGTAACCCCAATGATATCAGGTGGATAATATGCCATACATATGTTCTATCATTTTGGTGTTGAACTCGTTTGATGTCCGAATTGGTAAAGAAGATATTTTGTTTAAAAAAGGAAGTGCTGTTCTCATTGATTACAATTTAAAAGATTTTTTTTCATCAAATATAGATCATGTAATGATCGTAGATGTTGAAGAGAAAACAGTTAATGATTTCTTTAAAAGCAACACACTCTCACCTTTTTCTGTAAGAAGGTTTTATCCGGCATACTTGATGGTGGAATGTGAAGATTTTTCATTGTTAAAGAACTTGATTGCATGCTTGAATTGTGATGGCAGAACTGTGGATTTTGTTAGAAATCAAATATCACTTGCATGTCTTGCTATCTTATCTTCAGAGAAAATAGTGCAAAGTTTTTTATTTGGATGTCTTAATAGTTTAGGAAGTAAAGTTAAGGCTATTATTCACACGGATATATCTGCAGCATGGAGACTTTGTGATATATCTTCAAGACTGTATCTGAGTGAAAGTCTGTTAAAAAGAAAATTAAAGCACGAAGGCTTATCATTTAGTAAGTTAATTCTTGAAGAGCGAATGGTGATGGCGGAAAGGTTATTAAGCTACAATTTATATTCTGTTGGAAAAGTTGCTGAGATATGCGGTTATGAAAACACGTCATATTTTGTAAGTGTTTTCAGAAGATATTTTGGTGTTCCTCCCCATCAATATTCATCAAGACTTTTTTTAGAAAAAGACATGATGTAACGTGATGCGTTTTAATGATTTTGTAATTTTCGTATTTAATAATTGTATGATGCTTTCAGCTACGCCAGAATAATCGCTGGCGTTTTTCTTTTTGAATAGATGTTCAAGCCTTACGCTAATGTAACTTCTATACCTTTCCTCTTCGTTCCGAACCGTGTACACCATCCGTTATTTGCGGAGGTGAGGCTATGAAATCCATGGATAAGTTAACAACGGGCATTGCCTACGGCACCTCCGCAGGCAGTGCTGGCTACTGGTTTTTACAGCTGCTCGATAAAGTCACGCCCTCACAGTGGGCAGCAATAGGTGTGCTGGGTAGCTTGGTATTTGGCTTGCTGACGTACCTGACAAACCTTTATTTCAAGATTAAAGAAGATAAGCGCAAGGCTGCGAGAGGTGAATAATGCCTCCATCATTACGAAAAGCCGTTGCTGCTGCTATTGGTGGCGGAGCAATTGCTATAGCATCAGTGTTAATCACTGGCTCAAGTGGTAACGATGGTCTGGAGGGTGTCAGCTACATACCATACAAAGATATTGTTGGTGTATGGACTGTATGTCACGGGCATACAGGAAAAGACATCATGCTCGGTAAAACGTATACCAAAGCAGAATGCAAAGCCCTCCTGAATAAAGACCTTGCCACGGTCGCCAGACAAATTAACCCGTACATAAAAGTTGATATACCGGAAACAACGCGCGGCGCTCTTTACTCGTTCGTTTACAACGTGGGCGCTGGCAATTTCAGAACATCGACGCTTCTTCGCAAAATAAACCAGGGCGATATCAAAGGCGCATGTGATCAGCTACGTCGCTGGACATATGCTGGCGGTAAGCAATGGAAAGGTCTCATGACTCGTCGTGAGATTGAGCGTGAAATCTGTTTGTGGGGTCAGCAATGAACAGAGTAACCGCGATTATCTCCGCTCTGGTTATCTGCATCATCGTCTGCCTGTCATGGGCTGTTAATCATTACCGCGATAACGCCATTACCTACAAAGCCCAGCGCGACAAAAATGCCAGAGAACTGAAGCTGGCGAACTCGACAATTACTGACATGCAGGTGCGCCAGCGTGATGTTGCTGCGCTCGATGCAAAATACACGAAGGAGTTAGCTGATGCGAAAGCTGAAAATGATGCTCTGCGTGATGATGTTGCCGCTGGTCGTCGTCGGTTGCACATCAAAGCAGTCTGTCCGGACAAGCATAAAACCACCGCCGCCTCCGGCGTGGATGATGCTTCCAGCCCCAGACTTACTGACACCGCTCAACGGGATTATTTCGTTCTCAGAGAGCGCATCGAAACCATAACTAACCAATTGAATGGCCTGCAAGAATATGTGAGATCACAGTGTTCATATTAGAAAAGTCTTATCATTAGATTTTTGTATATGGATGCATTATGTCTCAATACGCTCACGTTGCTTTAATCGCTTATCATTTGGTGGCTGATAGCTCAATGACTCCTCGTGATGCATGGGATGCAGCTGTCGCAGAGGTTACAGAAAGCGAATCGTCAAGAAAGAAGATATGCCCAAGGGCAACATTTCTCGCCCTGGCGGATAGCGGTTACCTCAAGAATGTAAAACCACTGCATGGGGAGAAAAAGGGCGGTAAGTTGTACCAAAGGGCAATTGAAGTTGCGAATCTGATTCTTGATTTACCCGGAATCAGTAAAGCTGAATTGGTTGATAAAACTGGTTACAAAGACAGGCAAGGGTCTTATGACCTGATTCTCGCTCTGTATCATCATGAGCAACTCCAGCGATCGGAATAATTATCCCAGCATCAGTGTCAAAAATAGGCAGTGATACGCTATTTTCCTGAAAATACTTTACTAACATTTTATGAGAATTATCCTAGTGATGTGTTTATTTAAAAGGAGTTTGGGTTTATGAAAATTCTCTGGGTCATCAGTCTTTTGTGTAGTGCTATTGGATTTATTGAAGGAATCCTCGGGGTTTTCGGTGCTCAGAGTGCTCCACAACAGGCTGCAGGTGCAGCAATGGGAGTAGCATGGGCAGTTATTCCATATTGTATTTGTCGTGCTATCCAACAATTGCGCCCTCGAGAAGTCATTATTAAAAAGGAAGAATGA